AGGTCTCTGGCCCCAAGATCACCTTGGACATGGCCAAGAGGGAGGGTTGGACCAAGAACACGAAATGGAGCACGATGCCTCAGACGATGCTGCGTTATCGCGCTGCATCAGCCTTTGGCCGCTTCCACATTCCTGATCTAATTCTTGGCATCCAATCTGTCGAGGAGAACGAGGTGATTGAGGCTGAAGTCACGGTTGCCCCCGAGCCAGTGGAAAGCAAGCTCGACAAGGTCAGCGAGATTTTGGCCCCTAAAACCGAACCTCAACATGTCCCTGAGCCTGAGCCGCCAGCTGTAGTAGAGGTCGATGACTTCTTTGACTAATGGACAACACACAGTTCCTAGACACCTATCAGCTGGCAAAGCGTTGGGGCATGCACCCTCAAACGCTTGCTAGGTGGAGGCGCAGTGAATCTGGGCCTAAGTTCATCAAGGCTCAGCACCCTGTTCGTGTTCTCTATCCAATTCTCGAGATTGAGAACTACGAGCAACAAAATCCTTTTCTCAAAAAGTGACCATGGAGTTTAAGTTCAACTCAAACATCTTCAAGAACAGTCCTGAGGATCAGCAGCGCCTGTATGGGGACAAGTATGACCCCAACAAGAACTATCCAGTTTTCACTGGCACTGCAAGCATCCCCAAGAAAGAACTTGCAGCATTGGTTGAGTATCTGCACTGGGCGCTGCGCACAGAGCTGAAAACTGATTCTTATCTGGATGATGTCGTGGTTCCAGTCAAGATCTCTGGCTGGCAGAAAGAGTCAAAGAGCGGCAAAAAGTTTTTGAGTCTGGCTTATTCGCCTGACTACAAGACGATGCTGGCTGCTCGTGACGCCAAAGAAGCTGCAGAGCTTACGGATACGCAAGAGATCATGCAGCATCAGCAGAACCTGGACAAAGCCGCCGCTAGCCTTGCTCAAGGCACTGCCGGCAGTGTGGTGAAGCCTGACCAAGAGGACATCTTCTGATGGACATCCCGAACTCTCCGTTGCAGATGCAGCGTCAGTGGATTTACCAGAAGCTTGACGAGCTGCCGGAGGGTTCGTCTGTCACGATCCCAGTCGAGCAGTATCGCGACATGGTCATGCGGCAGCTGCAGCTGCATGAGCTGATCGCGAGCCAACAAAAACTTCTGGAGGAACATGTCCCGGACTATTGAACAGATCGGCCTCACCATGCTCCGGTGGGGCAGCAAGCGCCCAGTGTTGCTGCAGCGTCCACCCAGCTGGACTGTGCAGTACCTGCGTCCGCTGCCTGCGGACAAGCCACCAATCAATGTGGCACCGATTGGTCATGCTGGTATCTGGCTGATGAGGCGAGCCAACCCGCTTTCCTACGTCAATGCAAACGGAAGTGCCATCAAGGTGACTTTGCCTTAAAATTACGCCTTACACTTTTTACCAATGCGAAACGTTTTTTACGACAGTGATTCCTTAGGGAAGTCTGTTTATATTGCAGACATACAGTCTCTCACCCGAAATGATTTAAACGTATTAGAGCGTGAACTTAATGTTGCTATTAGCAATATGAGGGCAAAAATGCATGAAGAAAGAGATACTACTGAGCTTGATTGGCTGCACAAACTTAGCGTTAAGCTCAAAATCTGCGAGCAGTTTATGACTCGTATCAAGCAGGTGAAAGAGAATGACCTTTCAAAGGTCGAGTCCTATCACCTGTCCTATTTTCGACAGGCAGTTTCTACGCTGATCGGCCCACTGCAGGCTGATCAGCTTTACGAAAAAGCGCGTCAAGATGCGCTGTTCCAAATTGGCAAGGAGTCAAACTCTTGAACAGATTTCAGTGGGACGACAATCATCCTCAAGCTCAATACGGCGATGGCATTAGCCATCCGAGGAAGGGATCAAAGACCAAGCTTTACAAGCTGCTGGTCCGCAACTCGCAGATGGCTGCAATGAAGGTCGAACTAAAAGCTGAGACTAAGCAGGACGCAGTCCGCTATGGCAAGGCTCGTTGGCCTGGTGCCGCCATTGAAGTGGTCAAGTGATTATTTCTTGCCGCTTTTCTTGCTGCCGCCTTTTTTGGTGCCTTTCTTTTTGTCGTCGTAGTGATAGGGCATGACCAAAGGTGTATCTCGCATTGACCTTAGCGCTGGTGTAGCGCTGGAGGATGCCCTTGATCTTTTGTATCGAGGGAAGGCAAACGCAGCAAAATTGGCTGCTGCTGCAGGTGTGTCTAAAACCGAGTTGCAGCGGGTCTTTGCCGATTACGTCTCGTCACGCGGCCTAGAACCTGACGCTTGGCAAAAAGATGATGAGGTTTCTTGGCCCTACATCACCTAGGACACACAATTGGTTGCGGACTAAGGCCGACTCACGCATCCGCACCCCTCACACCTGATCCGCTGCAGGTCACTTGTCC